ATTTAGTAGATATTGCAAATCTTATCGAAGTTGTTACCCAACGCGGTGCTTTTAGAGCCAATGAGCTTACAGCAGCCGGCGCAATTTATGATAAGCTAAAAGGCTTCCTGGATACGTTGATTCCAAAAGAAACAGCAGAAGAAACTCCTGCCGCTTCCGAAGGCACATACGAATACAAGGGAGAATAATATATGGCAGAAGCTACTCAATCAGCTGAGAATCCTTCAGAAGAAGGAATGGATCTTAGCATCAATGACCTTAATGCTATGAAAGTTATTATCGACATTGCCAGTTCAAGAGGTGCATTTAAACCTAATGAAATGGCAGTAGTTGGAACAACTTATAACAAACTGACTGCATTCCTTGATAATGTAACAAAACAATCAGAAGCAGCCAAAGCATCAAAACCAACTGGACAACCGGAGGCATAATATGCAAAGTCTAAAACACGTAGGTAGAATTAAAGCTACTAATAAAAAGGTTCTAGTTGCTTATAGAACATTACCGGGTGATGCATATAGCTGCCTAGTTGTTGCAACAGAAAGCCTGGATGATCAATTTCACAATGCCATTATTAATCTAGTGGAAAGCCCTGCGGCACAAGAAGCCTACGAGTTTGCAGAAGCATTGGATCGAACACAATTCCCAGACGGAAGTCGTATGCTACCATCGCTACACTCTCGTGGGCGTTTGATTAAAGTTTCTACAAGTAATGTAGAAATGACTCCTACTATTGGAGTTTCTATTTTGCTTTCAGAACTTAATCAAATCATTGCCGAGCAACGTGGTGTTGCAATCGACGGTTTGTGCATTGCTCCTAGTTCAGGTGATAAAGCGCAAGCCCAAGAAATTGCTCGTGTTCAAGAAGCATCTAATACTGCAAAAACTGCGGCGGCAGCTATTGCTGAAGCAGAACAGATTGCTCAAGAAAATATGACTCCTGAACAACAAGCTAAAGACTATCGTTCTAAGGCAGATAAACTTGCTAAAGAAGCGGCAGCTTTCCGTCGTATGGCAGAAGAGCTAGTCCCAACTAAAAAGAAAAGTACTGAAGAAGCGTGACCGAACCGGGAAAAATTCTTCCCAAAGAAGTCATCGATCATTGGCCGGAAGTATTCGGAGAGGTAAAACTAAATGTGTTGCCGCTCCGATACTTGCATGCAGTATTGATCAGTTTTAAAGATGGCAAGACTTGGGAAATAAAAGTAACATCGAAGACCAAACGAGAAGGTTGGGACTCTTTTGAAAAATCGCTGTCTGAGCTATTTAAAGTTTACGAACACAAAATCGAAAATATAAACTTTAAGCTAGATACAGAGCGTGTTAAAAAAGATATAGAAAAGTCCACTCAACAATTTTTAAAAAAACGAAAGCTATAAATGAAAGTTAAACTAATAAGTTCTAGTACACCAAGTGCCGAAATGATGCAAGAAGGTATTGACAATGTTCAAGAACTAATTGCATTCTGTGCTCGAGTAAGTAACCCAGCTAACCAGTTTAATACCGATACTAGTGAAAAACTGATTAGATATCTTATCAAGCATCAGCACTGGAGTCCGCTTGAAATGGTAAGTGCCTGTTTAGAAATTACTACTACTCGCGATATTGCTAGGCAAATTTTACGTCATCGTAGCTTTAGTTTCCAAGAATTTAGTCAACGATACGCTGACCCGACAGCAGAGCTAGATGAAGCATTTGTATTACGAGAAGCTCGATTTCAAGATACCAAAAATAGACAGAACAGCGTAGAGCTCGATATGTCTGACGAAGCACAAAAGCTATTGGCTATCGAATGGGAACGAGCTCAGAAGCGAGTATTGTTTTCTGTGAAGCAAGAATACTCGTGGGCTATTAAGAACGGTATTGCTAAAGAACAAGCTCGTGCTGTATTACCCGAAGGACTTACAGTGAGTCGTATGTATATGAACGGTACTGTAAGAAGTTGGATCCATTATATCGAACTGCGAGCCGCTAATGGAACACAACAAGAGCATCGAGATATAGCACGAGCCTGTGCTAAGGCAATTGCCGATATTTTCCCAATGGCCGATACACTTACTTAAAAGTTTCGGGTGGGAACATTTTAATATGTTCGTTAAACTCCAATGCTAGCCAATTATAATCGTTTATTTTGGCTAGCATTTTTTTGTCTCCGCGATACGTTGTTCCGAACCAATTTCCTGCACTCGCACCTGCCCTGGCGTATTCACCGTATGATGCATAAGACGATGAGTTGCGCCACGCATCTAATCGTGCAGCCGATTCTGTAGAATCCTGGCCTGGTATAACATTGCTACTTAATTTAGCACACTCTCGAAATGCGCTCCTCCAAGTACTAAAAGGATCTGTATTAAATGCTGTAATGTTGCTAATCGAAGGCATTACCTTATAGCTGTCCGTTATGCTAGACGTAAAATCCACTGCGTCTTCCGAGGCTTCTGTAGTAGCAATTCTAGGTAAAAGTTTAACTCCGCCATAGCCATAGACTAGGTTATTAACAGGATTTTTACTGTGCCATACATGCACAATATTATACTCATCTTCCGATAACGATAGTGCAAAAGAGAAATCGTCTTCAATAATTGCATCAGCATCTACTACCCAAAACATTGGAGTAGTAGCTAGTTTAGCGGCTGCAATATGTGCTTGACGAATTCCGTCAACGCCATGGATTCGTTTAATCACATTACCTTTAACACCCGGATGACTACATAACTTATTATAATTTGAATTTGCGTACGATTCACGGTACGAAATAAAAATAATATCATAATGCCTGCTATAACAAGCAATAGTATTCATTTTAATCATTCCAGAGAAAAATCTATAACTAAGTTCTCGAGGAGTAATAGGTTTATCTTTTGGAAATAGGCATACAGAAGGAGCTGCATCTACTTCAGCACTTGGCCATACATGTACATATTGATCTTCTTCACCTACTGGTCGATAATCGAAATTAAAAGAATTACTTATTATTACATTAGGCCACACTGCCCAGAACATTGTAGTAGAGGATAGACGTTGTGCATCTGCAAAAGTTTTCACTTTTTTTGCAAATGGGGAGCTGTCTCTTAATCTTGCAAAATCTTCTAGAGATGCAGAATCTTCGTTACTTATAAAAAATATATCAAACATGTTTTTTCCTCAGGCCGCGGGGAAAGTTTTGATAAACTTTTTTAAAAAATTTAGAACCCTCTTTATCTAAATTTGTTAATTCTAATTTGCATTCTTGTTTTAAAGTTTCGCCAAGCCCCATGATTTCGTATGGTAACATTTCTTCAGTAATCTTACTATATTTTTCTTCCCACTGGGCCGTTAGATATTCAAAATCTCTTACATTAGCGTAGTCCCAATCGGTACAGTTGGTAAGGTATGCTCCTTCTCGAGCTCCGTAAATGCTCCATAATCCATTGTCCACGTCCGATCCTACATTGCACCATATTAGCAATCGTTGATAATTTTGCCAATATGTTTTTGATAAACTTTCAACTTTTGCACCTTGATCTAGTGACATTTTTACGCCTTCACGGAATCCTGCACGCCATGCTTGGAAAGGAGTAGCATTAGTAAAACTCTCGCTATAACAAGTGTTGAATTGATAATAGTATTCATTAAAACAGAATTCAACTAAACCCTGTTTGTCATTAGGATCACTATTTTCGTGTGTTTTCATGTTGTTTACAAACTTACGTGTCCACAGCTTTAGACCACCATTGCCATACATAAGATGGTTTACATGCACAGAGCCGCACCAACTAAAAACATGATCAGGTGTTAATCCTAACTCATCTAGGTCTATTTCAACTTCTAAGAATTTTGGATCAATAATATTATCTGCATCTACAGTAACAAAATATTCTGTTTCACTCAGTGCGGCGCAGGCTTTGTGTGCTGCATCGCTGCCTTTTACGCCATGCACACGCTTGGCCCAAGGTACCTTGTTGCACAAATCTGCATAGTTCTTTTCTGCATTGGGCTCATCGTAACTTAAGAAAATAATATCTTGTTCAATAATTTTAATTTTTTCCATTTAACTTCCAAATCTTTAGGCTATATGAAGAGAATACAATTTTTGTAGATATTGCAATTTTATCAATTTGTGCTTCTATGTTTGTTGTGAACGGTATACACACTTTATCTGATATTAAATCAATAGGATTTATTACAATAGTTCTAATTAGAAAGTTCAAGTCCGATTCTATAGTAACAAAGAATACTAAACCTTTTACAATTATCGACGAAGTTTTAAGTTGCTGACGACAATTGTCTGATATTACAAATACCCACTGTTTGCCAGACTCGTCCCAGTGTACATCTAGATCAGATTCTAATGCTGTTGGAACTGACGAAATTTGTTCAAACAAATTTGTTCTGCGTCTAAAAATTTCATCTTCAATGGATATAACACTCAGTGTACCGTTATCAATTCCTACAACAAAATCTGTAAACTTAAATTCGCCTGTAATAAAGGGAGTTGCTACAGAAGATTCTACCTCAATACCGTACTCATGAGCTGGATTAATTTCATTGCTGACTGAAATTATTTCGCCTGTATTTCTTTTATAATATATGTAGTACTTGAGAGCAGGCAATGCAGCGGCCGCGGCATACGCCAATTCTTCATCAGTAAACATGATTAACTCATCTTCTTGCATCTGCTAAGTTCCTCAATTTAGACAAAATAACAGGTGTTATGAAATCTTTTTCGACATAGTGAAATAATTTAAATTGTTTTATATTCGCAATCAAAAGTTCTCCATTATTGGTAAACAAGCTGTGAACAGTATCTTGCCAACGAGACGGAGTCAATGCCCAACCTTGTATCGCAGGCTTCATATGTACAAATTCTAAAGGGCCGTTTAAGTCCACTACACTATGAGAAATGCCTAAAATTTCTATTGCAATTGCCGATGCTAAATCGATGCTGAGCCAATTCTGATATTCTTCAGGAGCAAATTTACCGTAACAGTATTCCCAATTGTTAACTACAAACTCAAGAGTTTTGTAAAATTCATGGGCGACTTCAGACTTTTTAAAATAGTGCAAAGCAAAGTATACATTTGGTAAACTATTTGATATGAATGCTTTTCTATGTATTGTATCCTGTTTGATAATATCCGCTTTATAATTTTTAATTTTAGAACAAAATTTTAAATCATAATTTTCTAAGTGTTTCCACCACATGGTGATATCTTCTAAGAAAAGCATATCTGAATCAAGTACAATCGTTTCTTCATAAGGAGACACGTGATAAAGTTTCCAGCGATTTTCAATTTTCCAGTCTGAATCTTTAGCATTATCTTCCCAAGGTATCGATAATACATTATCAAATGCGTTAGCATATTCTTCAGGAACTTTATCGTTAGTTACTAACGATACGCTATTATACTTTGTTTGACTAGATTTAATAGATAAAGCAAGGGCATATGCTTGCTTGATATAATCGACATCTTTGTTATTTTGTGCTAAGATCAAAAATCCCTTATTTGACATCTGATACCTCGTCTATGCATCGAGAAAGGCTTATTTTATTCATTACATGAACGTCAAGTCCTTCTGTTTTGGCCGCTGTATATTCGCCCAAGTGGTCTTTCTTTTCTATTAAAAATTGTAATTTGTTATCTTCAATTTTAAGTAAAATGTCCTTATCAACTGCGTAGGTCATAGTACCTGGTAAGTCTAATGCAAATTCACCGTCAGTTTTATTATTCATTAAATGTATTGCTATGCTAAATGAATAATCGTTTCGATATGCAGATGATTCTATATTATACAAGGTTCTAAAATAAATCCAGTTCGATTGTATAAATGATACCAAATTAAAAAATTCTGCTGTAACTGCATTCTTATTAAAAATAAAAGTCGTAGCCCAATAAAATGGAATCGATTGTTCATTAACTCGTTGAAATTCTGAATTTGGGCGCCAATCAGCTAAGTCAAAACTTTTTTTATATATTTGTAAATCTGCATCTCTTTCTAATGCAGGTGCTAGCACGCTAGAATTGATAATATAATCGCTGTCAATAACTAATGTTTTATCGTAAGGAGTTAACTCGTAAATCTGAGAGCGAGCAGTGTTTTTCCATTCAACTATTTTACTCGATAACGTTCCATCATGGAAAGTTTTTCGGCCTGTTGACTTAGCGGCAATTTCAATAACATTATCAAAGCAATGATTAGGATAAGCAGAATCGAGCCAGCCTGGACTATCCGTGGCAAGTGTTACTGGTATATTTAAATACTTTTTAATTCGGCTGGCAGCAAAAACAGAGAGCTTAACGTAGTCAACAAGTCCGTTATTTTGTGCAAAAATAAGGGCGCCTGTTGTCATAGATTGATAATATCTTCTACTTTTCTTTTAGATCTAATTTTACCATATTTTGAAGCATACTCATTAATTGCTTCGAAGTATATAGTTGTAATATTCTTAAAAAATTCTTTGACGTCTGGTATTAACACTGGCATGTTATTACTATCAATGAATCCAATATCGGAAACCTTACCCAAATCTAGTATTGTTTTTGTAAAACTAATCAAGTCAGGAGTTACTTTGAAGGTGGCACCGTTAGTATAGTAAACTAATTGTTGGTGATATTCTTCTGCAATTATTCGGCGTTGATTAGATAAAGTAGCCATATAGTTGACCACTTCAAACGCCTTTTCGACTCGTTCATCCATAGATAATCCTTGTAGTTTATACTACAGTAATTATCTAATATTTTGTTGAGGGGTTATAATTGTGAAGCAGAAGCAGGCGGTGCAGGAACTGAAACATTGGATCCCGATGCACGATATGCTTGCACTGATGCAGTCAATGTGCCATCTACATCTTCGTCCACTGCAACGCCAAATGGTCCAAGTCCAGTGTCTAAAGCTGGATCATGGTCGCCGACGTCATCGTCCTGGAATGTAAATGTAAATTCAAGTTCATTGCTGCTGACTTTTCTACCGTATATGTAGAAATCATTTTCTGCATATACACCGGCCGGAGCAGGTTTCCAAAATAGTTGTGTGCTAGAACCTGGTAAATTACTCCATCCATAGCCTGAACCTGTGCCCGAGCCGCTAGGTACAGTTTGGGTATAACTGAACGTAATTGTACCCATTGTGGATAACATAGTTGTCCACGTATTATTTTTCGATCCTGAATTACCTCCAGATCTACTAGCAGTAAATTGTATATTACTACCTGAATTAAAATAATGGCGAGCTGCATTTGCATCGGGCCACGTAATAGAAATTACTGTAGATATCGTACCATTCCATGCATTAGTTCTAGAAGTAGATGTTATAGTTTCCAACGTTGCTTGTCCGCTAGGCGGTGTAACCATTCTATCTGTCACTACAGTTGAAGCCAATGCAGAACATGCAGCATATATGCTTCCAGATACTGCTGTGCCTGCTACAGGCAACACAATATTTCCAGATTCGTCATTTCCAGTTTGATGCTGGCGAGCTTTTAATATATCGGTTCTTAAATTAATCCACTGTAGCGCAGTGATTTGAGAACCAGCTGTAAGCTGACTGCTTACTAAACTTTGTCCGTATCCAAAATCGCCAGCGCCTGTACCTAGAACAGACTGGATCGTTGACTGAACTATATTATAATCTGTTAAGTAAATTAGTGACATGTGTTACCCTATTATAAAACCAAGCATTCTACAAGTTTAACACCTGCATCGCTATTTGATTCCAATGCAACAGCAAACACATCAGCAGTATTACCCATTGCAGCTTGAGCTGTTCCGCCTGCACCTGCAACTAATCGCTGGCCTTTAATTACGTTACCGGTAACTTTCACTGGTACACGACCCTTCAAGGCAACGTATGTACCGCCTTCTAGTTCGCTATTCATCATGTATGCAGGCTTGCCAGATACTGGGCCCACTGCACGGAATCCAACTTCGCAAGCAGTAACTTCGGCATCGCCGCCTACCATTAATACTGTACCAACTTCGTATTCTTTATCAGCAAGATATTTTTCAGCCAAGTCAGCATAATTTGCGCTTGATGCAACACCTTTAAATTCTACAGCCCACAAGAAAGAACTAGCATCTCTAACAGCAATTGTGTTAGGTGCAGTTTGTGCAGTGGAACTAGTTCTAGCAATACCGCCAACTGTTAGTGAATCCGCCTGTGATGCAATACCGTCAAACTGATTTGCAAATACTGTAGAATATCTAAAGCTGTTAGAACCAATGTTCGAATTTCCACTTGTATCAGGAAGTATATCATTGCCAACTAAAGATAGCGGAGTTTTTGTCACCGAAGCTACAGTAGTTTGAAAAATCATAGTATTCGATTTTGACTGGAATACTGGATTTCCGCTAGGATTAATTGTTACAAATAGTTTCTTGTTCGACAAACCAACTGTATAACCAGTGTCACCGAATTCAACTTGTGTGTTAAATGTTGCACTGCTTGCCTGTACGAAAGAACTTGCAGGATATCCACCTAATAAATCTGAATTAGTAGATGTTCCATAAAACTTAGTAGGAGCAGTTGTTTGGCCAGGATTTGCAGGATCATTAGTATTAACTAAGGTAATTCCTGGATGTATATCTGTAAAGCCTGCAATAGCATTAACTGTATCTTTCAATGTATAAGTTGCAGGATCTGAACTTATAATGAATGTAGTAATACCGTTAACAACTGCACAAATAATAGGATGCGATCCGCCTAAAGTATCAATTACTAAACGGCTAATCATTTCTGTTTGTTGCGTTCCAGCGGCTTGCGGCCCAACTAATGTGTAATCAATGCCGTTAAATGCATATAATTGTTTGTTATTAGTGTCCCACCAGAAATCGCCCAGTGTTAGTCCAGTGGGTTCTTCTGTACCGATTTCAGCGCCGCCAGTGGTTCTAAAGTAATTTCCGTCGTAAAACTTTAATTTTTTGTTACCGCTGTCGAACCAAATCTGCCCTTTTGTAGGCTTTGGTGGTGCATTTGTATTGGCAAAATTCTCCAGTAGGTAAACTAAGTTTTCATTCTGAAGTTCGCCATATCCTGCATAATTTTTGCCAATTAATTTAATGTCAAGTGTGCTATCAATGGTACCGTCAGCTACTACAGCT